GGCCCCCAGAGGGGCCCCACGGTGCGTTAGTGCCGCGAGCTATCTACTCGTTCCATGTCCAGTGTCCTGCGCTACATTGCAGTGCAAAACAGCAGGGCATGCCTCTTTCTCAGAGGAGTGCCAAACGGAGGATCCATACCATGCCACAGGTTACGCAATCTCGTCTGATCGGGAAGGATATCCTTCCGCTCAATGAGCGGATAGGATCCCGAACAGCTCCCTGGACGCCGATTATTACTACGGCGGCTTGGGAGTATTGCTTACCACATGGCAGCCAGACGACTGACTCCTGGCGGAGTGAGCCGCGCATTGGTGACAATTTCACGAACGATGAGATTCGCGAGTTTCTCGACACAACCAGAAATGGTTTTGTCGAGTATACTGACCCGCGTTTCGATACCGGTCATGCCTTCTATACTACGAAGACAAGCTGGTCATTGTCACACCCGAATATGAGTGTGGCGATGAAGCGTTCGTACGACGGAGTCTTTCAGGAAGCCAGGGGTCCTTTGATCCCTGACTGTATCACCACTAGTGGTGGTATCAATCCTTACCCTGCTGAAGTCCGTATTCCTACGGACATCATTAAAAGCAGGGGGGCTGCAGCTATTGCTGCATCCGCTCCGACGCAGTCACCTGCTAGTCTCGCAACCTTTTTGGGCGAGTTAACCGAAGGGTTACCTCGCGTCGTTGGTGCTGGTCTACTCGAATCGAAAGCGAGAGCATTCTCCGCCCTTGGCGGTGAGTACTTGAACGTTCAGTTCGGGTGGAAACCATTTATCAGCGACTTGAAGAAGCTGTTTAAGGAAGTCGTGCATTCACACGAGATCATTAAACAGTTCACTCGAGACTCTGGCAGAGTAGTACGACGACGTCATGCATTTCCGACGCAGAAGACGAAAAGCTCTTCTACTAAGAACTGCAGGATGTGGGGGCTTGGTTCCGGTAGCTGGAATTCCTACCAGTCCGGTAAATCCTTGCCCTGTACCATAGAGGACTACACTGAAACCGATGTGTGGTTCTCAGGTGCCTTTACCTATCACTTGCCGGTCAGTGATGACCTGCTTAGTAGATTGGAAAGACACGCTGCCGAGGCTGATCGCCTCCTGGGGATAGAATTCACCCCAGCTGTGCTATGGGAGTTGACGCCGTGGTCCTGGTTGGTAGACTGGTTTCTGGATATCGGTTCTCTTCTGAGTACCGCCAGTCTCCTGTCTTCCGACGGGCTTGTTATGCGATACGGGTACCTCATGCAACACACGAGGGCCAATAAAACGTATCGCGTCAGTGATGGAGCCGCTTTGATTAACGGCTTCAAAACTGGGCCTGTCACCGTAACTCTTCGTCGCGAGACGAAAGAGCGGGTGAAGGCCACCCCGTTTGGCTTCGGCCTTTCTCTGACGGGCCTTTCCGGCCGTCAGTGGGCCATCTTGGGTGCTCTTGGTATGACCAAGGCGCCTGGTATTCTACCTTGAGAAAGTAGAATACAACCCAGGATGTTGGAATCCGCCAACATCCCACAACTGGATAACAACTTCATATCCACAGTCGAAGGATGCTGCCATGTCGTACAATGACCCTCAGTCCATTACTCTTTCCGGTACTGCTGTTTCGCTTCCGCGAATCAGCTCCGGTCTCAACAGCGGTAGCTTCGCTACCGCCGATGGGACCGCAGTGCTGAAGGTTTCGTCTGCTTATGGCAAGCGGAACCGTCGCACCGTCCGGCTGGAGCACTCCAAGATCGCTGCCGACCCTCTGACGGCTGCCAACACGAAGTATTCCATGACGGCTTACGTCGTCCTGGATACCCCGACTGTTGGCTACACCGTCGCCGAGGCCACCGCTGTTGCGAAGGCCCTGGTGGATTGGCTCAGCGCGAGCACCAACGCAAACATTGCGAAGCTGCTCGGGGGCGAGAACTGATTAAGCTCACTCTCTACATACTTTACGTATGTGTTGAGTGGGCTGGTTCTCGATGGAAGTCCCGAACTTAGGGACTTGGCGAGGGACACGTCATGGCTAGGGATCCATGAGCTCTGTTAGGAGCCCCGGTGAAAAGCCTGATAGCATTCTCGCACATGCTCCTCCAAGATCTGGGGGAGCGATGTCGCACTAGCACCATTCGTGACTGTAAAACAGTCACGGATCGAGTCGAAAATGAAGGCGAATCGTTTTTAACGATCGTCCTCCCTAGCTTTGGGAAAGACTTCCAAAAAAGTCTTGACCAAGGCTATGTGGCTCACGACTCCTTCGCCGGCTTCCGGCGTTGGAGGGGTCTCCCCCGATTTCTCGGAGGTTTCCTTGAGCTCGTTTTCGACCGCGATTCTGGTCGGTTACTTGACTTTCCATCCATCGATGCAATTCTTGCCATTCACCAGTTTACCTCGGTGTTCGGCAAGATGTTCCTCGTGTGCAGTGATGCACGCGTTGAACAAGCGATGGACGGTTTTGTCAAGTGTGAGCAGGATGTTCGTACGGCTGACTCTAAGCTCACTGAAGCTATGCTTCAGGAATTTGAGCAGGTCAGTTCTGTCCTCTTTAGAGAGGTATTTTCAGAGCTTGAGAATCTTCTCAGTTCTGAACCTCTCTTGCCGAGGCACGGGCCAGGCGCGACAGCCGAGAGGCTGTCCGCCAACTCCAAGTTCATGTCTATGACATGGACGGAGCGGCTGGAAAGGGTCTTCCCTTCGGGGGAGTACCTCTTTCCAAACCCTGGATGGTATCATACCTTCCAGGCCGTCGAACTCCTCGAACCCGGAGCTGAGGTCCCCGTCAGGGTGATCGCAGTTCCTAAGACGGCCAAGACACCTCGCATCATCGCAATTGAGCCTGTGTACATGCAATATGTACAGCAGGCGATTGCGGAACCGATGACGGAATTGATCCAGAGGGATGATCTCCTCCGGACGATTCTCGGAAACTTGGACCAAACCCCTAATCGGGATTTGGCCAAGAAGGGGTCCGAAGACGGTACCCTTGCCACACTCGATTTGAGTGAGGCCTCCGATCGTGTCTCGAATCAGCTTGTTCGTCGAATGCTGCAAAGATGGCCCCTGTTGCATGAGGCTGTCGATGCTTGTCGCTCGAGGAAGGCTGACGTAGCTGGCCACGGAGTTATCCGTTTGGCCAAGTACGCGTCGATGGGTTCAGGGCTGACTTTCCTTGTTGAGGGTCTGGTATTTGCTACCTTGACCGTCATGGGGATTAGCCATGCCCTTAACCGGCCGGTTACCCGGTCCCTCGTCAGGGGGCTCCCGGGCCGGGTGCGTGTCTACGGGGACGATATTATCGTTCCCGTTGAGACAGTGCACTGCGTGATCTCTAATCTTCAAGCTTTCGGCTTGAAGGTCAATGAGAACAAGTCTTTCTGGACTGGCAAGTTCAGAGAGTCTTGCGGTGGGGATTACTACGATGGGGTCTGGATCACTCCAGTCCGCATGCGTCAGCATTTTCCCACATCACGCAAGCAAACCGAGCAGATTGTCTCGACGATCTCCTTCCGCAACCAACTCTTCGAGTTGGGTCTCGAAAGGAGTGTCGATTATCTTGATGGTATCTTGGGGAAAATTCTTCCCCAACTCCCCGAGGTACCTCGAGGCCATCCTGCTCTTGGGCGCTGGGTCCATGGTCCGGTATATCCGGGCCGGATCGATCGGGAGACACATCAGCCTCAGATCAAGGCTCTTGTTCTCTCAACCAAGTTCGGCGAGGATACTCTTTCCGAACATGGAGCGCTCATGAAGTGGTTCCTTAAACGCAGCGATCTGCCATTCGCTGACAGGGACCATCTTCGGTTTGCTGGACGTCCTGTGTCCGTCGACATCAAGACCAGGTGGGTTAACCTGTATTGAACAGGCTAATGTAGTCCACTGACTACAGTGAGGGAATTTTCCTTTGGGC